TTGAATACTTTTATCGTTAAAGTGTTGATATCTGCCTTACTATTCTCAATTTTGAACTTTTGTCCACTATTGGCTGTGGAAAACGTCGTATTAGTTGTGACTAACGTGCCTTCTACGATCTCGATTTCCTCAAATACAGCAACACCGTTAGCAACTTCTGCCTTAAAGTCTTTTGTTGCTACAAATTGATAAGTTGTATCGTCATAATTGGTCAAAAATCCTGTTCCTGCCTTCAATAGAACATAAGGAGGTGCATTATTAGGAATTGTAACGTTGAAATTAAGTTTTGCCTTTGATGCTGTAATTGATTTGGGAGTATAACCTAACTGTTTCGCCAGAGACACTACATTGTCCCTCAGAGACGCAGAATCCAAGAACAGTTCATTCACTACCATATTGGTATTAAATGCTGTGTAGTACGTATTATAAGCAAGTACGTCCAATAGTTGACTCAGGGTAGATCCTTCGAAGTCATAATCGGTAAAATCTGATTCTGCTCTCAAATATTCTTTAAGAGTTGACTTTATATCTCTAAAGTCAAGATTGTTTAGCTGTGTGTAAGGCATTATCGTGTACGGCTCAAGAAGAAGTCTACTGTCACGGGTGGCTGTTGAAGTCCAATTATTTTATAAGTCATTTCAACATCAAATCCATCTTCATTTCGATTAGGGTCTATGATCAACTCGATAACAATCACTCTAGGCTCATACTCTTGAATTGACTCTAGTATCGCAGCTTTAATTAGATTAGCAGTAGCATAATCTAACGGTTCAAATAAAAAACGGCGAAGACTGCTCCCCATTTCGGGTTGAAACAGTCTTTCGCCTTTTGATGTTAATAAAAGTGTTGTTAATGCTTGCTGAATGGCAGCAGCATCCTTTGTAACCACTAAATCATCAGTTACAGGATGTTTTTTGAACGTAAGTGATAAATCCTTAAAGGATTGTGTAAACTTAGTAGCCACTCAAACAAATTAGAATACTCCAATTTATTTAGACGCTATAAAATGTATATTTTAGGAATAATTCCTCACCTACGTGGATCTTCCTTAGTGTTTTGATGAACCATTTGTCCTCCTCACACCATTTTACACAATTTGGATCATCACTATGGTTTATAAAACCACCTAGAGGAGTTCGATAGATGACCTCCTCCACAACAATATGAGACATTCCTAGAACGAATCCAGCAGGAATCTCTTCTAATGCGAATATACCCTGCCCTGCGACAGAACTATCCTTTACATGTAGTCTACTTGGTAACGCTTGATACATTTTAATAATTCATTCGGAGTCTTCGGCGTTTCGGAGATCACCGCCCCTGTCCTCTATACCGCTTAGGTGCTTTATTCCTAGAAGACGCAGAATACTTCGTATGCTGTCCATTACCCTGACGAGTCTTCTTAGGAACCGCCTCTACAAAAATATTTGCACCACTCAAAGTTTTTTTACGAATTGCCATAGTAATTTACTAACTCATCATATTATAACACAAGACTCGCTAACCGACAACCACACTCTCGTCACCCTGACTGATAGTACCTGCACAAGCTGAGTCATCCTTACGTGCAAGGGGTTTACCCTTAACCTCGACTGTTTGAGAACCTGCGTTTACTACAGTAGCATGCGGTACACAATCTTTGCCAACCAAGATATTATGTGATTTCAGGCCAGAACCTTCATATGCAGCCTGCTTACCGCCAATTATCACAGACTCTTCTCCAAATTCAATTTCCGTTGTACCGTCACAGGCATGTCCAGTAATTACTTGGTCTCCTTTTCTTGCTGCTGCTGGCATTGTTCTAAAGCAATTTGTATACTCTCTACGTATTTACCCATAGAAAGTGTCATCGTATTAATTGATATCACATCATGAATGTACATGATATCTCTATAAGTGTTTTCATCCACCTGTATACCTTCCTAATATATCAACTTGTCTATACAGATCATTCAATGTCTGCGTCAATGTCAAGTACTCCTCCGACTGAGGTGGCTTGTACATTAATTGGAGGTTCTCTAAACTCTTCACTCTCTGCTCTAAGTTCATCAACCTCTGTGACAACTGCTGGAGTTGCTCGTTCAACTGTGTCAGTGTCAATTGTTGCTGTGGATCCATCATCTACACCTTGAAAGCGTTTACTTGCTGCATTTTCAAATTCATCACAGAAATGTTCAAAATCATTCAATGCTTTCTCATAATAGTTTAAAGTCTCTTTGGTCATAGTCCCATACTCTTTCCAAAACTTGAAACGGGTTTACCTCCAGACATTCCTGGTAGATCCCCAATGGGGTCATTTGCTGGATCACTCTTGAACCTTGCGTCTAGTTCGAATTGTTCGAAACGTTTCTCAAGATGTGTTATACGGCGATCTAGCGTTTTTTCCATATCCCCTACCCGACTTTGCAATTGCATCAACTGCATCAGGATCTCACTTGTAGTAACTCTTGCCATGCTTATAAAATGATTATAGTAATTATAACACCTTCTGCGAATGCTAACCACTGTATTTGATAATTTGATAACCCAGTCTTTTTCTGAAACCATCGGATGCTCTTCTTATGCAGCATAGCAGTTCCGATCCTTCGTTGATTAAACCACCTCGCAACCTTCTCTGCTTTACTTAATTCTCTATATGCCATGACGAACCTTTTTGGGGAATTTTTTGCTGGAAAATTTTTTTGGAATTCAAGGTTTTGAATTTTTAATTTTGTAATTATATTTATCACGCTCTGGGAAACGTTTGTAGGTTAGAAAGGTTCCTGTTTTTTCGCTCGGCGGGGGCATCGGTCGGGGGATCACAAAAAAACCCTGTCGTTCGGACAGGGTGTGTTTCAGTGTGTTACATCCAGCAACCGTTGCGACTGTCGCCCCAACCAGATCTGAAATACTCCTCACGCTCACGGTCTCTGAGTTGAGGGTCGCCAAGATCATCCAAAACGTCTTGAAAGAAATTGACTGGTGAGACCTCACGGGTTTCAGGTTGAATTCCTGCAACGTGGCGGTCATGCTCTGAGGTCATCTGATCAAGGATTGACTTCATTGCTGCGATCACTGCTGGATCACGGCGAGCAGATTCGTTGGTGATGAAAATGTTTTTGTTCATGCTCTTATTATAGAGGATGGGGGTGGGGTGGCAACGTGTATGCTGCCACCTTGTAACAATTAGTCACACAACTCGCATCGTATGCCAGCACCTGTGTAGAATGCCAGCATGTCCAACGCTTTTGATTTTGTGCTGAAGGTGATCACCCTAGCGTTGCGTTGGTCGGTTGCTGTCCAGTAGCGAATGCTCATTAGTTAAAAATGGCGTTGGTTTGCACTTGTGAGATTAGAACGCTGTCTTGCCTGAACTGTTTTTTGTACGCTGCTGCGATACAGTTCAAACTTAGCATGTGCTCGTCAACCTCAGAGTCAGCAACCTCAAGATAGAAAATCTTGGTTTGCTCTAGTTCACCTTTCCAGAGACCCTCGCCGTCGATGAATGTGCCATATTCGAAATGTGGCATAATCTCGTTGCGAATAAACTCGTTCATCATGTGGTCGGTCACTGTCCCGTTGTCTGGGATGTTGCGCCCCATGATTAGTTCAAGTCTTTTCAAAAGTGCTCCTTTGTGTGTACTCTTTTATTATACACAAAAAAAGACCCCGTGCTTGGGGTCTTGGGACACTTTGTCAACTGTCAGTGTGCTAGGAAGCAATCGGGTGGATTGATGCCATAATGGGTGCTGATGATCTCGTCTGCCGTGTCGGGTAATTCGACCTCGTTGATGTGGTCTACTAATTCCCGTTCGGTCATCCGTTCGAGATAGTCAATCAGAGTTTCCCTAGCAAATTCGTAGAGTGCCTCTGAGTCCATCCGATCAAGCATAATTTCTGCATAGTCCTCGATCAAAAGGTCGTAGGTGCAATCTTGTACTTGTGGCATAGTGTGAATGAAATGTTAAGAAAAAAAGGACATGTGCTAGATGCACATATCCTCGAAGCGTTGACGGACTGCGAATTCGATATCGTCAGAGTTGACCATAGCGATGTCCCCAGTGTCGGTGAGTTCAGCGATCACCTCTTCGTAGAGGTTCTCAAGGATGGATTCATGATGAAGGGTGCTCATTCGTAGTCAAAAGGTGAAGGGTTGAAAATGATGTCGCAAGCAGCGTCGAAGTCTGCTTCATCGATGTGGTCTGGCACTCCCAGATCCATGAGCATCACAAGGGCATCAGCGAGGGCGGATTCTTGTGATTCGGTGAGTCGGATGTTTCTCATGTACACATTATAGGCACGACCCTGACCAAATTCAATGAATGTAACGGATTACAACAATGATCGGGACAGTTTACTGACTGGTCGTGTAATCCAATTCAAGTGCAACAAATGAATTAGAATGTGCCTCTATGACCTGGTCATCCTCTTCGGGATGCTCGTCATAGTATTTGAGTTCCTGCTCAACGTACTCCTTCCAGTCCATAGCACACCTCATTTCTTATCATATGAATAATTATAACATGTCAACCACATTTCCACAAACTTCTTTGCATAAAGCAACAAAGCAAACGACAAAAGTTCGTCGTTCGTATGTGACGCAATGTAACGAGGCATTAGGGTTAAGGGTAAGGATAAAAAAGAAAGGGGTCAGAGGTGACCCCGTGTGTGATCATCGGTGGATGACGTACCCGTCAAAAAACGGGTTGTTTCTGTCTCCGATGTACCAATCAAAATTGTGTTGGAAAATCCTTAGAGTGTATCCAAAGAAATTCTCTAGAATAGCATTGAGTCTTGACTTGGTTGTGACAGTCTCCCAACCTGCACTAGACAGTTGAAGATCGCCATTATCAAAACAGGTCGCTATGTGATTGTTGTGCAGATAGACTTCGGAACGGTTGCCCATACGGTCAACTCGTGTATTGCCTTTGGACCAAGTGATCTTGGCGTTGATGGCGTTGTTCATCTGCTGTTCAATCTTTCGCATAGAGGTGTTTCGTGTGGACTCCTTAAGTGTACCAAAGAAAAAACCCCGATAAGGGGGTTTTGTTACAAACTGTTGTAAAAACGTACCAGTTTGCCAAGTGTCATACTAGGTCAGTTGCTGGTGGTCCTTCTATTACATTCTCCATATGAGAACGATCAAGACGACCTGTGGAAAACTGATGGTAAACCACTCGCCACTGTCCCTTGAATTTTAAAAGACGCATGAGGTTAAAGCGTGTGTACTTGCCCATTATAGGCACAAAAAAAGCACCCCGTAGGGTGCTTGTGTGTCAGTTCTTAGACTGTCCACTGCTTAACTGTTTTAACTAGTTCAGCGTGGTAGGGTGTTACAAATGATACACCCTTTGAAATGTCCTTAACTAGTTCGTTGACCTCCCACTGATGGATTGCCCATCTTTGGTTGAAGTCCTTAACGTAGCGATCAAAACTGATGAGTCTTGATTCTGAAGGACGGGACACCTTAGCAACTGGTTTTGTTGCTGGTTTGGTTGGTGTCTTGACTGCAACGACCTTTGTTGGTGTTGCTTTGACTGCGGTTGCTTTGCGTGTGCGTCTCTTACGAGGTGCTTTTGCTGGTGCGGTTGCAGTTGTAGTTGGCATGAATGAAAATTCAGTTGACTCATTCATTATAGGTCCGACCACTTGACAAAAAATGGAATGTAACGAGATTGTTGTAAAAAAGTCCAGTTTGTCAACTGTCCCCATACTCACCATAATAGGCGTACTCGTCCTTCTTGAATTTGTTTACTTTCTTTTTCTTAATTCTCCTTACATTTTTAACATCTAAACCGTAATCATCGAAGTCATTAACAAATGCGTCCTTAATATTGGATGATTTGTTATACTTACCGTGTTTTGCCATTGTTATTAACAAGTGTGTGCATTATTTAGATTCAACGAGGACACCTGATTTAATGGACTGATTAATAAACTTGCCCACAGATCCTCCTTCTAGTAGTAACTCATGTGCTGTTAATACTTCACATAGTTTATCAACAAATAGTTGTACATTTTGGCATTCAAATACATATTCTTTTGCAATATTGCTATTATACACTATTTTCACAGTGTTTTCAAGTGTTTCGACTGATTTAATAGCTGAAGATGTGAATTTGTCGTAAATCAATGACATTTTAGGGGGTTTGGTTAAAGGTTAACTCGAAAAAACTCGAAAAAACGCAAAAATACACTTTTTAACCTTCTTAAACTTCTTAAAAAGTCAAAAAAGTCAAATTTCGTGCTTTTTCGTTTTCCACAGGTTGTGAAAAACTCAAAAAGTCTCTTTTTTGCTGTTTCCCCGAATTACTCTCTTATTATAGAGGATCTTCGAGTGTTTTCGAGTCTTTATGTGCCAGTTTGGGTAGTGGCACAAGGTAACTTGACATTCGGTAGGGCGTAGCCTAAGACGACATCTCTAGAGCACCTTACATATATTTTTTAAATGATTTAAAAAGTTTTCCACAACACCTCTAAAAACTGTGGAAAACTCTGTTGTACCAGTGTGCGGAGTGTCATCAATCCAACCCCAATCCAGGTAGATTGTCTCTAGACTGTTCATAGACTGCATACTGTCGTTTTACGATAGATTTTACATCATTTAGATATGATTGCAGTATACATTCATCACTATTAGATTGTATTAAATCTTCTATGTGTAATATATGTTCTGCTATGAATAACAGTTTAGTTTGATTGTTCATGTTCATGGTTTTCTATATGGTAGAGGCCATGTCATGTGTAATCCTGTTATTAATAGTATTGTGAATAAGAATGGGAACAGTACTGTTATCATTGTGGATAGTTAGGTGGCATAGGTGTGTGTTGTTCTACTATCTCTTGAGCACTTGTTTCATGTTCAGGTGTTGCTTTAAATCTTGATTGATATGCTAGTGGTCCTGATGATCCATCATTTTCTATCCACTGTTGTACATGTTCTTTTGAACTATACCCTGATTCATTGAGTAATGTGCGTCTGACATCATTTAATTCTTCATTCAATTCATCTGTTTGTGCATGTATTTGTTCTGAGTCTATACAATCCAATAATAGTTTTATTTGACTGTCTCTTAGTGGGATTAATACTGTGTTCATCGTTTAAATGTTAGATTGAATGATAATGATATTCTATTGTGGTTTGTTTCATTAATACGTGTACCATGCATTAAGAATGAGGGCCATAGGACTATCATACCTTTCTTAGGTGTAATTTGTCGTGCCATGTCTAGATGTGCAATCATATAATTGTTCTCTGAGACATAGTGAGGTGAATGGAAGTATATATTTCCATCACGTGAGTTGGTACTTACATAATACACTCCTGAGATGTCTGCGCCACCATGACTGTGCAAGTGTGCATACTGTCCATTTGTTGTACTAGTAAACCATGCATTGTCTATACTATAGGGATCATGACGCTTAATACCAATTTCATTAAGATATTGGGTGACATGATGATTCAGGAAGATTTGAAACTGTTGTGAATGTTCAATTACATTTGCAGCAAATGGATCAGGGGTCAGATGATGTGTATCAGATGACCAACCAGGACGATGTACGAACTCAGTTAATTTGAGATCATCATTTAATTCTTTTCTCTCTGGTATTGAACAAACATATTCATATACTGGGAGTGGAAACCATTGACCTGTTGCCATTAGTTCAAATACTGATAAGGTGAGGGGAGCATGTCAGGTGCATCGAAACCTGGTTTCTTCACTTCGAACTCAACTGCTTCAAACAATTGCATAAGTGTTCTTGCATACAATCTGTATCCTGACCCCACATACAATTGACCTAGTAGTACAGAGACCGTTGCTGAACTCCAGAAGAAATAATACCAGCGTGATTTGACTTGCGCTCGTAGTTTCGTTGATTTACTTGACATAATATTCTCTAACTCATTCCATTATAAAACCCCTGACATGATTTGTCAAGGGTCTCTGATTATTCTGTTATGTTTAGTATTATGGGAGTAAACTCCTACATATTCGTTTGTCCCCATGCACCTCTTCTGCTTCAATTATACAGTCGTAGTAATCATCTAGTTTAGTGAGTGTTTCCTGAGTTGTGGAAGACTCGAAATGTTTCCACTCTGCTAATTGGTTCTGCGAGATGAGATTGTGCATAAATTTACCTCTTATAGAATTATTGTACATGACGAAGAGAAACTTCAACTCATTGGTCTGTCCTTAATTCTACCACTATTTATGTGGAAGTGGACACAATTGAGGTGATTGGTAACAATAATTTATGCCTACGAGTTTATACTTATTCTTCTGATTTAAGGATGTAATCTATACAGTTTGGGTGATCATGCACGTATGGTACGTCCTCTGTTGCTTCTATCTTTGCTTCGAATGAATTCTCTGCATATTCACAGATTTCATGTGTGTGCATCTCGTAGTCGTGATAACCAACAATGTAGTGTGACAT